CGAGACAAGAACTCGTCGGGTGCTACCTCTGGGTTGAAGTTCTTGGTGATTCCAAACTCGTTAACAACGGGCGACGACGCTCTCATGTTCGGGTCTGTCGCGAGGGCGTGCGTTGCCCTAGCCTGTGTCTCTGGGTCGTGCTTTGGCACGAAGGGGCCCTTGCTCAAGGAGCGGGCGTAGTCGTGCAGCGCCTTAACATCCTCGGGCTTGGGTGGAGACCCCGTCTTCCTCGTGTAGTCCGATATGGCCTTTGAGATGCTCTTGTAGATGTCCGCGCCAATCTTCTGTACCTTGCCGGCGTTGGCGTACCCGGGTAGTATCCCCGACATCTCAAATAGCATCTGACGTGGTGTTTTGATTGGGTTCATTATTGGTTATGGTCTCCCTAGTACCACTCATGCACAAAAATCATAAATTTGTGCCTACTGGGCGTACGGGTTCAAGCGGGATTTCTTATCGTCCGCGTAGCCGTAGTCCCTGGCTGGCAGGGGGTCGAGCTGCACCCACCCCGAATCTCGCAGCACCCGGAGCGCCTGGGATAGGCTGTCCACGTAGTCGTCGTGCCCCCCGGACTCTGGGAAGGAGCACACCTGGCGCATGAATCTCTTCGCCCACGCGGCGTACTCGCCGGGTTTTTCGGGGTCTTCGGGTATGTAGACCTTACCCTTCGCGATCAGGGGCGCGACGATGTTCAGGCGTTGCACCTTGTCCGCCCTGCCGGGGTTGTAGGCTCTCACCGGCATACCCGCGCCTTGTAACTCTTGGACTAAGGATATACCCGCGGACTTGTCCTCCATCAGGATCAGGTCTGCCTTCCTACCCTTCGCGAATGTTTGGTCTGAGCCGTACACGACCTCCTTAAAGTCGCTGATAACCTTCTTTCGGAGCTCGGGGTATGAGAGGTGCGTGTCCCACGCGTCCAGCAACATCAAGCACGTGCCCGCGTCCGGTCTCTCAAACACACCCCAGACCTCGCACGCGGTCGGGTCGTTGTGCGTCTTCTCGGACGTAGCAGGGTCGTAGCTGGCGATGACGTACTCCAGGGTTGGGGTCTCCTGATTGGCGGGCCACATCCTGAACCACTTTCGCTTGATGATGCCGGCGTCCTCTGGGTTCAAGATCTCCCCGTAAATCTCCTGCTTTCCAAGGTCTGTGCCCTCGTACGTCTCAAGTTGCTTGAAGAAAGTGGCTGACAGGTTAGACTTGTTGTCGTAGGAGGAGGCGTTCACCACGTAGACCTCGCCCCCGATCTTGCCCTCGTTCAGGTCGACGATCAACTCTTTAGGCTTGGGGGTGGTGGTGATGATCTGCTGAACGCGTGAGATCTTGGGGTGGCGCAGACGCATCGTGAACTGCACCTGATCGTACGCGTCGTCCAAATACTCAAACGCGCACAGCTCGTCGAACCACCCACCGTGGAACTGCTTGCCCCGGTACCGCTCCGGCTCCGACCCGGGTATGCCCTGTATGATTGACCCGTTGGTGAGCGTTATCTCAAAGAGCGATTTGTTGTAATCTTGGATAATTGACGCAGGTATGATGTTGAGCAGGCCAGAGTCTCCCTCAAAGCAAGTCGCTCGGATGTCGTTAGAGGTTGGCGCCGTGACCAACCAACGGGTTTCTGGAAATTTCCATGCGCGTATGCCAACCCAATGGCTGGCGGTGTGAGTCTTCCCCGACCCACGACCGGCCAGCATGAGAAAGGTGTCGTACTCGCTATCTTCAGGCTCTCGTTGGTGGGGTAGGGCCTCAATCTCCCACTTAACCTGCCATAATGCGGCGTCAAGCTGGGCTTTTGGCCAGTGTTTGTTGTTTTTTGCGAAATTTGCAAGTATTTTCTCCTGTTCCTGTGTTAGCATACCGCTATGAACCCCTCTCCCGCCAAAAAAGGGCGCTCACACACGACATGGACGCACTGTTTGGGCTGTTTTTTGTCAATTTTTACGATAAACCTCTTGTTCTTCACCCTTTTGGTGTCACATATGTCGGAAAAGAGCGAGAAACTGCTCGATTTCGATGGGGTGTGGAGCCTTGTCTTGAACCCTAGCGACTCTAACAGCGCCTGCTTGCGACGTACCGACCTCCAAGATGGGTCGTGGGTGACGCACTTGGTGCTATCACGCCCCACAAACACATCCCTAGCGTCAACCAACCCAGACAAGAGTTCTGATCGCTGCTCCGGTGAGCTCATAATGTACGAAAACGGTATCTCATCCGGCACGCCGAAGCCCATGGCGGCGAAGTATGTCAGAACGGACGGTCTAAACTCAAGCATGGTGTCCCCGTTTTTGTGTTTTTTGGACACGACAGCAAAACCCAACCCCCTCAGCCTTGACCTGATCCGGTTAATGTCCATCCCCGGGCGCAACCAGTGCCTGCCGGTGGGGGTGCGGGTGCCGATCCACAAACCAAAAACATACGGCGGGACGGGCAGGTCAACGCTTGGGAATTGCACTGGGCCGGCAGCCCCTACGGAGAAATTCTTCTTGCCTCGATCGTCTATAAGACCGGATCTCAGTATATCCCTCACCGAACCTTTCCACAACGCGCTGCGAAACTCCTTGGGTTTTCTTGAACTCTTCCGGTTAAACCAACGGCAGAAATGCTCCCGCCAGTTCTTTGTCTGACACGGGAACGTTAGGTGCCTGTCACCGACAACAGTCAGCCCATCGTCCAAGTGCACCTCGTAGCACTCAGATGGTATCCAACTCTGAACCGAGAGAACCCGCTGTGGCGCGCCCGATTGGTCGAACACTAGATCCTTCGCGCTCAGGTCGATTGCCCTCTTCCACCCATCAGCCGTTGGTATCGGTGTACTCGACTCTACTGCCACGCGCCCTCCTCTTGCGTATCTTGTCCCCATGCGTTGCCCTGCTTGATGCGCTGGGGGAGAGCCATATCTCCTTAAAGTACCCGTCAGCCTTTAGCTTGTTGGTGTACGCGAAGAATACAAAGCCGTCCCCCCGCAGATCGCCACGGTGGAACCTTTCGTTCGTGCTTGGGTTAAGTCTCATCATCTCTATACTACTTATGCAAACGATTGGCCGTCTCTAACCCGGTAAAATTTACCGTGTTGCCAAGTTGCCGGCAGTTTCGCAGGCTGATTCCAGGGGTTCTTGCGCGGGGGTCGCGGGGGTTGCGGGGGTCTAACTCCAGTCGCTATTAACTTTTAATTTCCTTTTTATCAAAAAAATAAAGAGTAATGTGACATAGACCCCCGCAACCCCCGCAACCCCCGCGCAAAATGCACCAAAGCGGTGCAATATGCTATTACGCGCATATTAGTACACCGGCAAATCTTGCCCGTGTCCGCGCCGATTTGTCTCTATACCTCTCCCGTAATACAAAAAAATAAAAAATTTGCCGAACTTGCGGCCTGTGTCGGGGGCCCCGGGGCGGGGGGCCGGTACCCGAAGAGGGGTGTTGCCCTGCACAAAAAGCCCCCCTGCTAAGTTAGCAAGCGCTCACTTTGCTATTGCGCCGCACAATGCTAGTGAGCGCACACTATCAATGGTGCGATGCGGTAAGTTAGTAAGCGCTAACTGGGGATGGTGCGATGCGGTAAGTTAGTGAGTGCCCACATCCGCGCCGGGGTAAGTTAGTGAGCGCCTACTTAGTATTGAGCTCAGGCACGGAACTTGCCCTAGCAAGAATCGTGCCAAGTGGCCAGGCACGCAAATTGCCTTAGCAAGAATCGTGCCAAGCTGCGGAGCGTCCCACAATGCGAAACGACTAGGATCGCGCATAGGCAGTTATCCACAGGGGGGCCAGGGGGTAGGGTGCCTGAGTTGCCACATCGGCACCAGGGCGCGATGCGCGTGCGAGAGAGGCATAGAGGGGGAGCGCGATGTTCGCACCACCCTGATCTGATCGCTTGCCGTTTCGCATCCCAAAAAGTGGGGGTAAAAAACCAATAGTGTGATACGCACAACACGCGGATCGCCCCATTTCGCATCGTAAAAAGTGGGGGTAAAAAACCAAGTGTGTATCACAACCAAGGAGATAGTCATGGCATCAGAGAGAATCAAGTGTGACATGTGTGGCAAGTTGTTCAACCCCCGCAATCAGTATTATGAGGTGATCGGCAAGTATTGGGTGTGTTGTTCGGATACTTATACTCCGGAGGAGTTGGCGGAGGCGTTGAGCATCGAAGAGGGTGACACTTGGAACATCGTAGGTTGAGAGTTTAGCGATCTGCCCCCAAGGGCAGATCAGTACACTTTCACCAACCAAGGAGCATCACGATGATAATCAAAGCATACTTTAGAACACGAAACTTTGAATTTGAGGGTTTTGGCAAAACCGAAAAGCAAGCGAGGGAGGCATTGGAGCGTGGTTTGATCCGGCACTCTGAGCAGTACCGTCTCCCAACCGATTGGTACTTGGAACCCGATATGTACTACAAATCTTGCGTTGAGATATACAGGTTTGAGTTCGGGTGTTCGTACCGCGATGGTTCAGAATTACTAGCATAAGCACATCTGACGATGGGTTCAATACCCGAAACCCGCGAGAGCGGGTCATGTGCATAACACCAAGGAGCATCACAATGAAAAAACTATTCAAGGCAACCAATGACACCAACCAACCCGTGTTCGCGTTTGAGTTCGGTGGCACCGCTATCACCAACCCGCTAGTGTCAGAGTGCAGTAGATTCTCAGTTGACCCCAAGTACTATGGGTTCAAGACAATGTCCACGGGTGCCGGCAACACCGCGCACTTCCAAGATTTTGATTGGAATGGCAAAACGGTTCGGATGATGATCGCGCACGATGGTAACGCAGTCACCAAGGACACGATCATCGCAAGCGTTTGGGTCACCAACGCGGATGGCACCGATCAGTCAACGATTGGCGATGGTTGGGAAGTATCACGCTGAGAGTTTAGCGATCTGCCCTCAGGGGCAGATCAGTACACTTTCAAAAAGGAGCAACACCATGGCATCAAAATTATACTTAGCGAAGTACGATAGCAGAAGTTTTTCGTTCAAGGCGATTTCAAAAACCCGTGAGGGTGCCATTCAATCTCTGCTCAAGGGGTTAGATAGACACGCGGTAGATTACCATTGCGATCTTGATTGGTACGATAAGGAGGGAATTGAGGTTGAAGAGGTCATGTTAGACATGGCGTACCGTGACTGTTGGGAACTATTCGGTCAGGACTGAGAGTTTAGCGATCTGCCCTCAGGGGCAGATCAGTACACTTTCAAAAAGGAGCAACACCATGTTAGTAATCGTAGACGCACCAAAGGCAAAACCAAGGGTTGAGTTAACCCAAGAACAAAAAGAGGCGTGGTTCGCCAAGGTTAAACCAACCAAGAATTGGAAGATGCCAATCAGAATGACCATCGTCCTACAGGATGAAGATCAGATCTCTGAGGTTATGTATTCAATTGAGTGGTTCGTTGGGGGCATGACCGACTATACAATTGTAAAGAGAACGCCAAAGTACTTGTCGGTTCGGTTCGAGAACGCGGGGTACTATAACAACATAGGCGCGTAATCAGCACATCTGAGGATGGGTTCAATACCCGAAACCCGCGAGAGCGGGTCATGTGCATTAAACCAAGGAGAAAAGTATGAGGATAATATACCCGATCAGCAAGGGTGAGTCTGACGCAAAGGAGCGCAACGACTGCACCGTTAGAGCGTTGTGTAACTCCGCGAACTGGAAGTACCCGGAGGCACACGCCCTGCTATCAAAGTATGGTCGCAGGTTTCGGCACGGTACGACATTCTCTGTGTACCACAAGGCATACCTGGAAGCTGGCGCGTCCCTGGTGGGCGTGTTCGGCTGCACCAAGAGGGCGATAGCTGCCGGAAGAATCGGAAACATGAGCCCACAATCTGGGATCACCCTTGGCACGATCTTGCCAAGATTGCACTCTGGGCGGTACATTGTGCTGATCACGGGACACGCGCTCGCGGTGGTTGACGGTAAGATAATTGACGCGGGGGGTGCGAGGGCGGGTTCACATGTGTTCGCCCTGTACAAATTGTAAAAAGTGGGGGTAAAAAACCAAGTGTGTATCACAACCAAGAGGAGCATCACCATGACATACGAAGAGATCAAAGCAGAACACGCCCGGATTGAGGCAGAGTTTAACGCTCGCAAGGCACGCAACGCCGCGGCACGCGCAGAGCGCGAGGCCAACACGACACCGACACCGTGGGTTGTCGTGGGGGCGATCGCGCCAATGTCCGACTACCATGAGAGCATATCTCGCGGATGGTCAACCGACTAAGCACATCTGATGATGGGGTGAGTCCCCGAAACCCGCGAGAGCGGGTCATGTGCATTTAACCAAGGAGCATAACCGTGGAAACAACAAAAGAATTTTTCGATGATGCAACGCACTACGCCTACGCTTTGGGGTATTGGCAGGGTAGGTCGATTGGTCAATTTGAAAACGACCAATACGAATGGATGGGCGAAAAACAACAACACGCATACAAATGCGGGTACGATGCAGGTGTAGCGGATTACTCAACCATAGACCTACACCAAGAAGAACGATTATTAGATAGATTTTTCCCAAGTTTGAAAGATTTTCCAAGCATCAGAGGAGCGTAAGCATGAGACTAGGATGGATTGTAGTAAAATTTGAGAAGGGGAAAGAC